TGCGCGCGTCGGGGTTGGCCACGATGGTGAAGGTCAGAAGGTGGCTGCCGTCGTCCAGGACCTCGACGTTGGTCTTGGCCTTGGTGAGCGTGGTCGTGGTGTAGGTGACGTTGGCGGAGTCGCTGCCCAGCTTGGAGCTGGCGTTGTTGGTGAAGGTGTGGGTACCGCCCGTCTCGCCTGCCGCCGTGGCGTCGAGCGTGTCCATGGCGCTCGGCTTGACGTTGAGGTAGTAGACGACCTTGTAGTACGAGTAGTACTCGCCACCGCTCGTCTTGGGGATCGAGTCCTTGCGGATCTTGATCTTGCCGCCCGTGCTCGTGGACTCGAAGTCCACGGCCTGGGTGCCGTTCTCGCCCTGGTAGTACTGGTTGCCGCCATAGACGTAGCCCTGGTCGCCGGGCGTGCCGTAGACCTCGGTGGAGTACTCCAGGTAGCTGGTGTCAAACTCGTCGTCGATGACGAGATAGCCGTCCTCGTCGAAGGACGCATCGCTCACGCCGCTGAGCGTGAGGTTGAAGTAGTACATGGGCACGTTCTTGCCGTCGCGCGTGACGGTGGTGGAGTAGTTGCCCGTCTTCTGGAAGCTCGTCTTGATGGGGATGCCCGTGGCGCTCGCCGTCACGTGCTGGGTGCCCACCGTGAGCGTGGCGTTGTTGGTGTGGCCCTGGGCCCAGCTGTTCTGCTCGGCGTACGAGAGCCACTCGGAGTTGTTCTTGGTGGTGAGCTTGACGGTGACGGTGGTGTCGGAGGAGCCGTTGCCCTTGATGCCATCCGGGAAGGTGATGGTCACCTTGTGCGGGTCGGAGGTGTCGATGCTGTAGCTGGTGCCGTCGGCATACGAGAAGGTCACCGTGACGTCGCCCTGGAGCGTGTCCCAGAGCCAGCCCTGGCTCAGGTTGGGCAGGTCGTCGGTGAAGGTGGTGCCAGCGGGCAGGCCGTTTGCCGGCACGGTGATGGTGGAGGTCCAGGTGATGGAGTCGTAGGTGACCTCGGTGGCCTCCTTGGCGATGCCCATCTGCTGGCCCTCGCCCGGGCCCACCTTGGCCTCACCGGTGGTACCCGTGGGGTTGTCGGTGTCGGTGGACTTGTTCTTGACCGTGCTCTCGGTGTAGAGGCCGCTCACGTCGACCTCGGTGTCATAGGTGATGACGTACTTGTAGTTGCCGGTGTCCGTGCTGGGCACGTTGTACGTCCAGCTGGTGCCGTCGCCCGTGGCAAACGTGCGGGTGTCGATGAGGCTGCCGCTCTTGTCGTAGACCTTCACCGTGGCGTCGCCCTTGTACTTCATAATGCTCTGCGAGGCGGAGTCGATGGAGTCGGTGATGGTCTTGCCGGCCATCGAGGCATTGCACTCCGCGTTGGCCGTGATGGTCCAGCTCACGGTCTGCTTGCCGTTGCTGACATCGCCCACGTTACTTGCGCTCTTGGTGAGGCCCGAGTAGCTGATCTTGTTGACGTAGCTCGACGCCTCGTTGCCGCCAGGCTTCTTGTCACTCGTGACCTTGACGGTGTTGCCCGTCTCGTCAAAGGTGAGCGACTGCTCGGCGTTGGTCATCTTGCTCGTGTCGGGCGTGGCCGTGTAGGTGATGGTCACGACCTCGCCGTTGGTCATGGAGTCCTGCTTGTAGGTGAAGCCGTTGTCGCTCACCTCATACGTGCCCGAGACGGTGCCCTTGCTCGAGGTCACGGTGATGCTGTCGGCATCGAGGGTCATGAGGTCGCCGGTGAGCTTGTCCGTGGCGACGACGTTCTGGTTGAGGCCGTCGGAGGTGAGCGTGATGGTGTAGGTGACCTTGTTGGTGGAGCTGTCGTACGAGGCACTCTTTGCGGCCTTGACCTCACCGGTGGAGTCCACGGTCACGGTCTTGGTGGCCGTACCGTCCGTGTTGGTGAAGGTGGCGTCCTTCTCGAACTTGGCACTGAAGTCCAGCTCGAAGGTGCAGTTGGCGGCTCCCTGCAGGCGCTCCCAGTTGGGGTCTTCCGTGTTCCAGGTAAAGGTGATCTTGCCGTTCTCGTCCACGCTGTACGTGTTGCCCTGGACGGTGTAGGAGCCGTCGGAGTCGGTGCCCGTGATGGTGATGGAGCCGCCCGTGGGTGAGATGGTGACGCCGTCGGGCAGCTGGTACGTCATGGTGCCGTCGCTGAACTGCTTGCTGCTGTTCTCGGCAAAGGTGAGCTTGAGGTTGTAGTCGGACTTCTCCTTGACGGTGGTAACCTCGTTGCCGTTGCCGTCGGTGAGGCTGATGGAGGTCAGGAAGTCGGCGAGGTCGCTCGAGGAATCGGCGTTTGCGACCGCGTCGTTGGACGCGGCTTCGTTGGCAGCGTCGTCCCCCTCGGGCGCGACGGCGTCATTGGCGGCGTCGTCGCTGGCGTCGTCGTCGGGCGTGGTGACCGCGTCGGCACCCTCGGCGTCGTTCTCGTCCGTGGCGTCCTCGAGCGCGTCGGCGTTCGTCTCGCCCGGGGCGTCGTCGGTTGCCTGTGTGTCGTCCACCTGTGCGGCGACCACCTGGTCGTCCGTCTCGATGGGCAACGCCACCGCCCCGTTCACGGTGAACATCTGCAGTGCCATCGCCAGGCTCAGCACCACGCTCAGCGTCCTTCGGGCGCCCATCCTCACGCGCTGTGACGACTTCTTGCTCATGCCTCTTCTCCGTCCTGCCAAGTTCCAAGACAAAGCGAGACAGACAGATACGCAGGTCATGCGTGCTGTTCCTTGCATGAAGCCCGGGGCTCTTCTCGCAAGCCCCGATGTGTCGCTGTCTGTCTCGTTTTATCTGCGTGTACAGCGATATGACGAGTGTAGAACTTCATACCAATTGATGCAACACCGGTTTCATGTTGCATTGCGCTGGTCGCGGTGGTCGCCCGCGTGGGTTCTCACGTGGATACAACCTTCCGATTGCCTGCAAATCTGCATCGAGGAGCAGGGTTGTATCCACGCCAGCCGCGCCCGTCGCAACAAAAAACTCGGACCGCGAGGGCCCGAGCGTGGTGTTTGGTAGCCCGTCCGGGATTGCCGTCGAACCGATTCCCTACCCATCTGCCTGCAAGAACGCCAAGGTGTTCGTGCTTGAGCACGGCATCGGGATCAGCTTCGAGTGGGTCGCGTGAGAAGGGCCGGCAGGGCTGCGGCGGTTACGCGCTGGCATCGGCGGGGCCGTCCACGTCGCCCAGGTCGTCGAAGTCGATGACCTCGATGCCCCAGCGCTCGGCGAGCTCAACGAGCACCTCGGCGTGCGCGCCGCCCTCCATGACGACGAGGGCGTCGTAGTGCGGCACGGCGCTCGTCTTGGCGTCGGTGCGCGAGAGCTGCCGCACGCACTCCATCTCGGTGGGCTCGGTGGCGACGCCGCCGACGTTCTGGCTCGTGGGCGCCGCGTCATGCGCCCCGGCGCGCTTGCAGGCGAGGAAGGCGCGGGCCTCCTCGCCCTCGGTGACGCGCGGCGGCGTGACGATGAGCACGTCCATGCCATCTAGCCGTCCCATTCGTCCTCCTTGCGGAACATGCCCGCGACGAGCAGCACGGGCCACGCCAGCGAGACGAGCACGACGAGGCAGAGAAGCCCGAACGTGCGGTAGATGAGCGTCTTCCACGGGTTCACGCCCGGGCCTCCCTTCCCTATCCGGTGCGGACGAACACGAGCGTCAGCGAGGCCGTGTGGGTCTGCGCGGACGACGAGCGGTTCAGAATGTATACACGCGCCGTCGTGGGCGTGTAAGTGAGGTCGACCATGCCTATGGCCATCGTCGAGGACGCCAATTTTAAGCTCGTGAACCCCACGAGCGTGTAGCCGTCGGGCGTCGAGTATGTGAAGTCGATGTCCACGCCCCCGGAGCCCGAGACCGTGTACGACTTCGTGACGGTGACGGTCTTCACGAGCGACTTCGGCTCCCCCTTGTGCCAGCTCATGCCGCCACCCCCTCGGGGGCGGTCAGCCGGTGTGGACGATGAGGTAGGTCACAGAGATGGTCACGGTGTTCGCGGCGCCGCTCGTGTTCTTCACGAATACCCACCCTCTGTCCGCGTTGATGAGCGTCGGGATCATGTAGGTCGCATGCGTGTTCTCGCTCACCCACGCGGCCGCCACCGTCCAGCCGTCCGGCACGTCGGGTTTCAGGGATATGTTCGCCGCGGAGTTCGCCGCGATGCTCTGCGACGTCGCCGAGACCGTCTGCACCCTCATGGCCTGCCCCTGGACCCAACTCATAGGGCACCACCCCTACGAGGCCACCTGCCAGATTGCGTGGAGGGTGCCGGAGTACGTGGTGCTCGAGCTGTTGGGGTTGTATACGCGCGTCCACCAGTTGCCGCCCGACCCCGTGGCCGGCGCCGACCAAATGCCGACGTTGTCGCCGGTCGACTCGACCCAGACCAACACGCAAACCCACCCGTCCACGCCAGGCGAGATATCGATGTAGCCCTGCGACTTGCCCGCGACGGTGCGGCTGAACTCGACCGCCGTCTCCTTGATGGTCTGCCTGTGCCTCCAGCCCATCTACGCCACGCCCCTCTCGAGAGAGAGAGAGAGAGTAGGTGCGTCACTCATTTCCATCGTCCTCCCAGTACCAGATGTCCCCGTCCACCATGCGGCACATGCCGTCGCCGCGCGGACCCAGCTCGGCCGCCACCAGCTCGACCGTCGGCGTGAGCGACTCCAGCGTCACGCGCGCGAGCGGCACGTCCACGCAGGTCGCGCCGTCGCGGACGTAGAGCCCCTCGTAGCCCGTCACGGGGTCCTCGGCGGCCTCCTCGGACGACGCCGGGTCGCCCGTCACCATGACGAGCTCGCACGTCTCGACGGCCGCGTCGTCCATCTCGTAGCGCAGCATCAGCAGGTCGTGCCTCCAGGCGTCCTGCGTGCCGCTCTCCACCGTCACCGTCGTGGCCCCGATGCGCGCGAGGCGCCCCTGGAACATGACGTCGCAGGCGGGCACCGTCAGCGTGTTGGCGTCCGACATCGTCAGCTCGGGCACCTCCCTCACCCACGAGGCCGAGTCGCCGAAGACCGCCGCCAGTATCGTCGCGATGTCGTCGGCCGAGACGTGCTCCGTCCCGCCGTGGCCTATGACCAGCTCCACGCTCACGAGGCATCGCCCCCCTTCCGCCCGATGTCGCACACGCCCGCGTCCTCGAAGCGCCTGAACGCGGCCTCGACCACCCTGGCGAGCACGTCGTAGGCCCTCGCGTGGCGCGGGCAGAGCGTGAGCGTGCGCTGCCTGCCCTCGGAGTCCAGGCGCGTCCTCTGGGAGAACGCCTCGGCCTCCTTGGTGCCGGGCCGCGCGTACGCCTCGGCCCGGCACGTCGCCACGTCGCACTCGTAGTGGCTGTAGCCGTCCGTCACCATGCCATCACCCCTTCACCGTCGTCTCGTACCTCACCGACGCCACCGCGCCGTCGAGGGTCACGATCTTCTTGCTCACGACCGCCTCGGCCTCGGTGCCGGTGCGCTCGTCCATGCCGCCTATGAGGTCACCCAGCGCGTAGCCGGCGCCCTCGTTGATGGAGACGCCCACCTCGCCGGCCTCCGCGAAGTAGTTGCGAAGGCGGCTCTCCCCGTGGCTCCTCAGCTCGGCCGCCGTGGAGGCGCTGGAGTCGTCGTAGACCTCGGCCACCTCGTCCAGGCCCGTGAGCGTCTGCGTCGTGGAGACGTTGCCGTCGGCGTCGGCGTACAGGTGCACGACCGTCCTCGAGGCGCCCTCGCCCTGCCCCAGGCACACCAGGTGGTTCACCGGCGTGGAGGTCTCCCACGTCACCTGGCCGTCGAGCGCCGCCACCGACTCGTCGTCGGTGCGGTCGGCGCGCTCGGTGAGCGAGAGCGCGACGCGCCTCTGCTCCGGGTCCCAGCGGGCGTCGAGCGACAGGCCGTGCTCCCACACGAGCTGCCACATCGCCGCCCAGCCGCCCATGTAGCGCCCGGCGTCCTGCTGGGCGTCGTCGCGCGTGCCGTCGAAGGTGTGCGAGACCTCGACGCCCGTCGTCCCCTCCACCGAGAAGAGCGAGGAGAGTCCGAGCTGGGCTATGAGGGCCTCGGCCACCTCGGAGGCGTCGCCCGAGGCCGTGAAGTACGCCGAGCCGGACGGCGGGCAGAGCACCCGCTCGCCGAGCATGCCCGTCCAGGTGCGGCCCGTGACGGTGAGCGTGCCGTCCGAGCCCACGCTGTGGCCCCTCACGACGCCGCCCACGCGGCCCGTGGGGTCGTAGACGACGCCCCTCACGGGAGGGACGCCCGAGGTGGCCGACAGCTCCACCTCGAAGTCGTTCTCGTCGCTGCCCCAGGCGAAGTCGGCGCTCATGTGGTCCACGAGGCCGACGTCGTTGAGGGCGCGGTCGGTGTAGATCAGCTCCACGGCAGCGCGCCCCTCTCCTCGATGATGTCGAGCCAGACGCCCATGGACTGCGGCCACGCCACGCGCAGCTCGCCGGCGGGCAGGCGCTCGAAGCAGTAGGTGCCGCTGCCCTCGGCGCCCCTCAGGCGCGAGGCGAACAGGTTGGTCACCTCGCCGAAGCGCCCGACCGAGTAGACAGACCCTCCCACCTCGCGGCGGCGCAGCGGGTCGATGACGGCTCGCTCGCCGGAGCCGAGCGAGCACTCGATGCCGTAGGTGTTGGAGCCGATGACCACGTAGGGGTCGCTCGCGGCCCCGAAGAACGTGACGCGCACGAGCGCGCCCTGGCCGCCCACCGTGATGGTGGTGCCGGACGCCGTGGCGCCGAGGTCGAGCGGGTAGTCGTGCGGGTAGTCGGTGCCGCCCGCCTCCTCGGAGCCTCCCGAGCCCGGCTGCAGCGTGACGCGCGTCTCGCGCCGCCACACGCCGTCGAGCAGGAGCACCGTGGACTTGAGCGTGACCGACCCGGCGTCGAGGGCGTCGGGCTTGGAGAGCGGGAAGAGCGCCCGCTGGCTCCACTCGCCGAGCGCCACGAGCGTGCCGGGCACCTCGGCCTCCATGTCGCGCTCGAAGGCGAGAAGGGCCCGCGTGGCCGCGTCGAGGTCCCGGAACGTCAGCTCCAGCTCGCGCTCCGCGGAGGCCCGCTCGACGCCCGAGACCGCACCGTGGCGGCCGACGTCGTAGTCCCACTCGCCGTAGCGCACGTCGAGCGACTGGCCAGACGTGGCCGCGGCGGTCTGGAGGTCGACCTCCTCGCCGTCGGACGTGACGTAGACGAGCTCATGCATAGCAGCGCTCCCTCACGACGCGGCCGAACGCGCGGCCGTCCACCTCCACCGTCAGGCCCTGCATCTGCTGCGCGAGCGCGCGGGCCAGCCTGTCGTAGTCGATGCCCGCCGACGTGGCCGGCATGTGCTGCGCCACGCCCTCCCCGATGCTGGAGAAGACCTTGGGCGAGAGCGGCGCCATGACCTCGTCGTAGCGGCGGGTGGTCGCCCAGGCCGACGATCGTGGGGTCGTTCGGCGCGACGATGCCGCCCGAGGCGGCCCACTCGACGCTGAAGCTGGGAAGCGACCCCTTGCCGCCGATGCCCCACGGGGCCTTGCCGCCGGACACCTTCACCTTGGGGACCTTGAGCTTCGGCAGCGACCAGCTGAAGTTGAAGGCGCCCTTGATCGTGTCGATGGCCGACTTGACCTTCTGCTTGGCCCCGTCGATCTTCTCGGCGATGGCGCTCTTGATGCTCGAGAAGACCCCCGACACCTTTGCCGAGAGTCCCTGGAACGACATCACCGACGAGACGCTCTGCACGACGGTCGAGACCTTCGTGCGGATGCCGTCGAAGACGGCCGAGACGCGCGTCTTGATGCCGTTGAACACGGCCGAGACCGTCGAGGCCGCCGCGCTGAGCACGCCGGGCGCCGCCTGGAAGGCCGAGACGAACAGGTTGAGCCCGCCGGTCACCACCGAGAGCGCCGTGCTCGCGATCCCGCCGAGCGCCGTGAGGACCGGGGTGAGCACGGTGCCCAGGACCGTCCCCAGCGCAGGCAGCACGTCGGCCACGACCGGGCCGACCGTGTCGTAGACGGACTGGAGCGCCGCCAGGAACGGCTGGATTGCGGGGACGATGAGGTCGATGGCCGACTGCACGCCGGGCAGGGCCGTCTGCCAGAGGTTCTGCAGCGCGCCCACGACGCCGCCGAGGACGTCGCCCATGTAGCCCGCCACGGACCCGACGACGGGCATGACCGTCTCTGCGGCCTGGGAGAACGCCTCACCCAGCGCGGGCAGGTTCTCGCCCGCCCAGGAGACCATCGGCGAGAGGTCCTCGTTCCAGAACGCGACGACCGCGTCGCCCATCTCGCCGAGCACCCCCTGCATGGTGCCCACGACGCCACTCGACTCGACGGCGCCCACGAAGCCCGAGATTCCCTCGGATATCGCGGAGAAGGCCGACGTGTCCATTCCGACGGAGGCCATGGCCCCCGAGACGGCGCCGCCGATGGCCTCGCCCACGCCGGAGAACATCTGCTCGATGGCCGGGATGGCGTTCTCGCCCACCGTCCAGACGGAGTCCAGCAGCGACTGCGTGAGCTGCCCCAAGTCGGCGTCGCCGTTGGCGAGGCCGGCGAGCCAGTTGTCCCAGGCGGCGCCCGCCGAGGCTATGGAGCCGCTGATGGTGCTCGCGGCCTCCTGGGCCGTGGTGCCCGTGATGCCGAGCTCGTCCTGGACCACCTGGATGGCGTCGATGATGTCCGAGAAGGAGTCGATGCTGTACTCCTGGCCGCTCAGCTCCTGCGCGTCGGCGAGGAGCCGCTCCATCTCCTCTTTGGTGCCGCCGTAGCCCAGCTTGAGGTTGTCGAGCATCGTGTAGTTCTGTTTGGCGAAGCCGTTGTAGGCGTCGGTGATGGACTCGAGCGGCGTGCCCATCTTGTTGGCGTTGTCCGCCATCTGCCGCAGGGCCTTGTCGGACTGCTCGGCCGCCCTGGTGACGTCGCCGCCGAGCGACTGCCTGAGCGTCGCGGCGTAGCTCGTGGCGGTCTCCATGTAGTCGTTCGCGCTCATGCCGACGGTCTGGTAGGCCTTGGAGGCGTTGGCCATGACGGTGTCGTAGGCCTCGCCGTAGAGCGTCTCGATGCCGCCCGTGAGCTGCTCGTAGTCGGCGTAGGCGTCGAAGGCGGCCTTGCCTGCGTCAGAGACGGCCTTGCCGATGCCCAGGGCCGCGACGGCGCTTCCCACGGTCGCAAGCATGGACTTGGCGCCGGACCCGAAGGACGACCCGAACGAGTCGGCGGACGACGTGCCGGCCTCCCCGGTGGCGGCGGCCACCTCCTTGCCGAAGCTGCCGTCGAGCTTGGGGACGATCTGCACGTAGGCGGTCCCGAGCGCGTTTCCGCTCCCTGCCATCGCGCACCTCCTGTCATGATTCCACGAAGTCGGCGAGGGCCCTGTCGTGCTCCTCGGCGCTCACTGCGACCGCGTCGACCGTCGCCGGCTCCTCCCACGGGCGCGGGTACCTGAACCCGGCCTTGCCGCGCGTGGCTATCGAGGCGACGAGGTCGAAGAGGTCGGCGGCTATGGCAGCCTCGCGCGACCACGCGAGGCTCGGCTCGAGCCTGGCCATGACGCGGGACTCCCTCGGGAGCTGCCCGCAGAGCACGGCGGCATGGGCGCACGGGTAGTCGCGGCCCATGCCGCCGAGGTATAGCCCGTAGAACTGCCTGAAGTCGGCCTCGAGCTCGTCATGGCAGCTGCCGAGCGCCCACGCCAGCCTGACTAGTTTTTTTGGCCACCTGCCATGAGGACCCTCGCGTTGAAGTTCGCCATGGTCTCGATGCTGAGCGCGCCGCCGTTGGCCTCGCGCAGGTCGCGCTTGACCTGCCTGTAGCGGTCGCCGTAGAGCAGGCGCATGTAGCGGTACATTGCCGTGACGTGCTCGTCGTTCGTGAGCTCCGGGTCGTTGAAGTCGACGAGGGCCTCGAGGACGTCGACGTCGTCCCAGGAGCCCGGCATGACGCCGGTCTCGATTCCGTCGACGACGAGCGGCCACGCGGGGGCCTCCTCGCGTGCGGCCTCGGTACCGGCGCGGGCCTCGGTGATATCCTCCGGCATGGCGGCCTCCCTACTGCTTCGCGGCCTTCGCGGCCTTTGCCTTGGACCTCGCCTTGGAGGCCGAGGACGCCCTGTAGGAGTTGTAGTACCTGCCGTCCTCGCCAGCGAGGAGATCGAACGTCACCTCGCGGACGATGCCGTCCTCCCTGGTGTGGGAGACGTCGCCGAGCTCCTGCGGCACGGCGCGCGGGTAGACGGTGCGGACGAGGTCGGCGGGCTTGCCGTTCTCGTCGTTCCACAGCTCGTCGGTCACGATGACGTACTCGTCCGTGGAGCCGTCGAAGCCCCAGGACGTGGGCTTGCCGGTGGTCTCGTCCGCCTCCACGTTGTCGGCGCCGTAGAACAGCTGCAGGCCGGCCCTGGTCTGCGAAAGGATGGGCGCGGTGAGCTGGGCCGACGGGTTGGACGGCGAGTCGATCTGGCTCTTTCCCGTCCAGTCCTTGAGCGGGTCGCCCTTGCCCAGGTCGGGCTTCTCGGTGAGGCCGTCGCTCGATATCTTCACCCACTCGAAGCACTCCTCGAGCTCGTCGGTCGCGCTCGTCGGGATGCTGGTCACGTCGCTCGCGAGCGCGACCGAGAAGTACTCGGTGTCGGCGGGGCGCCCGTAGGTTGCCAGCCCCGCGTTCTTGGCAGTTGTCATTGTTCCTCCTTACGTGAGCCCAATCGCGAGGGCCCTGTACGTCTTCTGCCAGCGGAAGTGCCGGCCGTCGTATCCATCGAACGGCACCTTGACGTCCCTGGCCTCGACCACGTCGAAGCCGAGCTCTGGGTCCGGCTGCGCGAGGGCCGCGTCGACCTCGTCCATGAGCTCCTCGGCCCTGGCCGAGCTCGCGGCCCATGCCTGCACGAGGTACGTCGGCCTGTTGAAGTCGTCCTCCGAGCTGCCCGTCACGGGCGTGACGAGGACGAGCTCGTCCGGCCGCTCGGGCGGCACGGACACCACGACGTCTACGTCGACGAGGCCGTCCAGGTAGGCCCTCAGTGACTCGATGATCGTCGCCATGCCATCACCTCAGGCTCTTGAGGAGCGTGCCGTTCCTCTTGTTGTCGATTCTTCCGTACTTGGTGCTCGCCACGGCCTTGCCGATGAGCGTGTACCTTCCCTCGTCGAGGTAGGCGGCGTACATCGGCTCGCGGATTCCGAGCGTGGTGTCGAGGTCCGCGCTCGCCTCGGCGACCTCGGCGGTCTCCTCGGCGTGCTCCATGAGCATGGCGCCGACGGCCTCGGACTTCATGAGCGCCCTGACGCCGCTGACGTTGAGCTTGAATGTCGCCTTAGCCATCGGCCCACCTGCAATCCACGATGCGGTCGAACGGGAGCGGGGAGCCGGTCACAGGCTCGGGGTCGCCCACGACGCGCATGGCGCGGCCCCTGAGCGTGACCCTAGCGCCCCTGAGCGACCCCGTGAGCGTGGACGGCACCGCGACGGTCATGTCGACGGACTCGCCGTCCGGGCGCTCGGCGCCCATCTCGTCGGAGGTGGCCGGCGCCACGAGGGCGTCGACCTCCACGGGGTCGGACCACTCCCAGACGGGGTTGCCGAGCCTGTCGGTCCCCGCCTGGGTGCGCCTCTCGACGGCCACGGTCTCGACGAAGCGCGAGAGAGGCCCGCTCATGACTCGTCCCCCTCGTCCCCCAGCTCCTCCTGCAGGTACGGCTCCATCCATCGGACGTCCTGGTTGCCGAGGCCCAGCATGAGCCGCTCGGCCTTGGTCAGGTAGAGGTCGCCCGTGGAGTTGGCGTAGGTGTAGGACTCGCTGAACCCGTTGGCACTCGCCGAGACGGACTGCACGCCGATGCCGGGTGCGGCGCTCGCGAACGCGCGGTGCACCATGTCGCGGCACACGACCCTGAGGGCGGCGGCCTGCGCCTCGTCCTTCGGGTCGTAGGAGCTGCCGAGGTGGGCCGTGAGCATGGTGGTGGCGTCGTCGAGCCACACCTGCAGCACGCCCTCGTCCTCGACGGCTCCGTACTTGGCCTCGTACTCGGCCACGGTGGCGAAGCTCATGCGACCACCCCCACAGCTCGCGGTTTACTTGGACGCCTTGGCCTTGGCGGCGCTGGCCGACTTCAGGACCGCGAAGGCGGACGGGTCGAGCACGGCCCAGCTGTAGACGACCTCGGTGCGGTAGGCGACCTGGTTGTAGCGCTTGAGGTCGCCCAGGCCGTCGGGGTCGCCGGTGGTGATGATGTCGAGGCCGAGGTCGCGCACGATGCCCCACTTGATGAGGTCGTAGTTGCCCAGGATGGCGAGGACGTTCGTGGCGGTGGCGCAGCGCTTGCCGTTGACCGTCGAGGACGTGGCGGCGGCGATGCCGTCGAGCGTGCCGGCCTTGAGGTTCAGCGGGATCTCGGGGTACAGGCGCTGGCCCGTGGCCTCGACGCGGATCTTGCGCAGGGCGTTGGCCCACGTCTTGGAGAGCGCGATGCCGGAGACGTCGTAGTCCTCGTTGACGGCGTCGACGAGGCTGTCGAGGTCGGCGGCGGCGTCGCCGGTGGCCGTGACGGACACGGCGCCGGCGGTGAGGGCGGTCATGCCCTCCACGGCCTCGCCCGAGAGGGGCGAGACGGCGTGGAAGATGCCGTAGTCGAGGGCGCGGCCCACGGCGGCGGCGGAGGCGGCGACGATCTGGTCGACGATCTGGAGCTGGTTGTCCTCGTCGGCCCACTTGACCTCGTCGGACATGCGCACGGTCACCTGAGCCTTGTGGATGCCGGCGGAGACCGGGTCGAGGCCGACCTCGGCGGGGGACTTGGCCACGCCCTCGCCCACGAACTCGGCCTCGGGCTCGTCGGTGAAGATCATGTGGTCCACGTCGCGGAACAGATAGGGCGTGGACGCGCTGAGGGTCTGGATGACCGAGTGGTCGCGCGCCTTGGTGGTGATGAGGCCCGCCACGTCCTTGGGCAGGCTGATGCTGGTGGTTGTGAGAGATGCCATTATTGGCTCCTTTCGTCTCGTTACTCTTCGTCGGCGCTGAACATGAGGCTCGCCATCTTCCTGCGGGCGTCCTTCTTCTCATCGCCGGCTGCCGTGTCGCGCGCGCCGGGGCTCGTCACCTTCGGCGCCGCGGGCGGCCTCTTCCATTCGAGGAGCGCGGCGGCGGACGCCTCCATCTCCTCCTTGGTGGAGCCCGTGATGAGGGACATCGGGACGCCCTTGTCCTGCGCGACCCGCTGGGCGATCTCGGCACGCTCCGCGCGCGTCTTGTAGCGCTCCAGCTCCGCCTGCGCGGCGGCTGCGGCGTCCTGCGCCTTCTGGAGCTCGGTCTTGCTCGCCTCCTCGAGCTCGTCGAGGCGCGCGGCCTTCTCCTTCAGCACCTTGTAGTCCGAGTACTTGGAGCGCTCCTTGCCCAGGCGCTCGCCGACGATCTGGTCGACCTCCTCCTG